AGAAAAATACACACATGACTCATATTGAGGACAAGGTTCTCTATGGTGGTGTGAATGGTACACGGGATGCAATCAATGCATTACGTTCTTTGCGTGATATGCTCTCTGGTGTTGACAAAGGCAATGTCAGTGTAAAGTGGGATGGTGCTCCTGCTGTATTTGCTGGCACTGATCCTAGAGACGGAAAGTTTTTTGTAGCAAAGAAAGGTATCTTCAATAAAGATCCCAAAGTCTATAAAACAGATGCAGAAGTTGACGCTGACACTTCTGGTGATCTTGCAAAAAAGCTAAAGCTTTCACTTAAGCACTTCGCTAATCTTGGTATTAAAGGAGTTATTCAAGGTGATTTACTTTTTACAAAATCTGATCTCAAATCCGAAAAGATCGCTGGATTGGATTACGTCACGTTTCACCCTAATACAATTGTCTATGCTGTCGAAAAGAGCAGTAAAGATGCAGCAGAAATTAGAAAAGCTGAAATCGGAGTAGTCTGGCACACTACATACACAGGTGATGATTTTGAGTCTATGAAAGCTTCATATGGAGTAAATGTGCAACAGTTGAAAAAAACTTCTAAGGTTTGGCAGCAAGACGCTATGCTGCGAGATGTTTCTGGTGTAGCCACCATGTCTGCAAAAGAAACTGACAGAGTGAATAAGCATTTGTCCAAAGCAGGTAAACTCTTTACTGAAGTATCAGGCTCTACTCTTAGAGAGTTAGAATCAAATCAAAAACTTGCACAATTAATTGAGCAGTTTAACAATACATTTGTGCGCAGTGGTTCAATCATTTCCGATACTGATCAACATGTTCGTAATCTTATAAAGTGGATTGAAAATAAGTATCAAAAAGAGATTGATAAAAGAAAATCTGAAAAAGGCAAGCAAACTCAAAGAGATGCTTTGTCTAAAATACTGGAATTCTTCTCAAAGGAGAATAAAAGAAGTCTTAAAAAGATGTTTGACTTACAAAAGGCTATAGTTTCTGCGAAACTTATCCTTATAAATAAATTGAATAATGTCAAGCGCATTAAGACTTTTATACAAACGACTAACGGGTTTAGATCAACTGAACCTGAAGGTTACGTTGCTATTGATAAACTAGGTGACAATGCTGTCAAATTAGTAAATCGATATGAATTTTCAACTAACAACTTTGACCCAACGATTTTAAAGGGTTGGAGTAAATAAAGAGGAACGATATGAAATATCTTATTTCCGCAATTGTAGCTATGTCTGTAGCTGCTCCTGCAATTGCACAAGATGCTACTGATAATGGATCTGCTCTTGCATCCAACGCAACTATCGGCGTATCTACCGATCTGGAAGGTAATGCCGACTGGACCGTTGGGGCAGAGTTGGGCATTGCTGGCTTCGGTGTAGATGCAGGTTTCACACTCAATGACCGTGGTGACAACGCTGCTGATGACTATGCAATTAGTCTCGGCACTGGTATGGACCTGGGCTTTGCTTCCCTCGACACTAGCATTGGCTATGCTTGGGGTGCAACATCCGGTGCAGACCTGATTGGTCGTGGCGACGGTAACACTTGGGGCGACGTGACCCTTAACCCAACCCTGAACATCACTCCTGGTATCATCGGTGGTGAGTACATCTGGCTGGGTGGTTCTATGGACCTCGCTTCTGACGGCGAAATCGCTGTTGGTTGGGGCGGCGCTTCCTACGGAATCGGTTACTCGCATGCATTGAACGACAAAGCTTCCGTATCTGTTAGCTACGGTTGGTCTGTAGACATTGTTGACGATGGCGACGATGCTACCGTTAATGACTGGACTACTACTGCTGATGGTATGAAAATTGGCGTAGGCTTCAAGTTCTAAGACTATGATCGGGTTTAAAGACTTCCTCTCAGTAATCAATGAGACTTCCTCTCCTAGTGAGGGGGAGTCTTTACCCGTATCTGAAGTTTTATCTTTTGCAGCAAGACGCAAGCGTTCTATTGCAATGAGACGCCGTAAGCAAAAGATTCAACGTCAAAGAAAAATTGCTCTTCGCAAAGCCCCGACTTTACAAAGATTAAAGTCTAGAGGACGTAGATCTGCCAGAGATGTATTGACAAAAAGATATTTTGGTGGTAAAACTAAATCAGGTATGAGCATTGCTCAAAAAGCAAGAGTAGAGAAGAGACTAGATAAAAGTAAGCGTGCAGTTGGCGTAATCTCTAAGCGATTACTTCCCGGTAAAAGAAGATTAGATGTGAGTAGAAGAGCTGGAAGATGATTAATAGTTTTAAACTTTACCTCGAAGAAAAATCTTCGGTAGGATATTTTGCATTTGGCAGATTCAATCCGCCCACTACAGGTCATGAAAAACTCATTACAAAAGTTGCTTCTTTAGCAAGAGGTAATGACTACAAGATTTTTGCATCCCAGTCGGTTGATGCCCAAAAAAATCCACTAGAATATAAAACAAAAGTAAAATTCATGCGTAAGATGTTCCCCAAGTATGCACGGAACATCATCATGGAAACTTCTGTCAAAAACTTTCTTGATGCAACCATGTACATGTACAAGCAGGGATACAAAAACCTTGTTATGGTTGCTGGTGATGACAGAGTACAAGAATTTCAAAAGCTCCTTACAAAATACAATGGCGTAGATTCACGTCATGGTAAGTATGAGTTTGAGTCTATTAAAGTAGTATCTGCCGGTGAGCGTGATCCTGATGCAGATGATGTTACAGGAATGTCCGCTTCTAAGCAGAGGGCAAATGCTAAGAATAATGATTTTGCAAAGTTCTCTCAAGGTCTTCCGAAAGGCGTATCCGATCAGCTGGCAAAGCAACTGTTCAATGCCGTTCGCAAGGGAATGAACTTAAATGAAAATAAAACTTTTTCTCAGCATATTGAGTTAGAGCCAGTTTCTGAGAGACGAGAAGAATATGTTAACGGTGAAATATTTTCTATTGGACAATCAGTTATACTAAAAGAAACTGATGAGATTGTAACCATTGAGTATTGTGGCACAAATTATCTAATTGTAGAAATAGATGGTAAAAGAAAGCGTAAATGGCTGACTGATATAGAGCCACTTGATGAGAGGATATCACAGAATCAGATTGATAGTTTAGAAAAATTTGCTGATAAATTACTTGCAAAATATGATATCGATATTGAGTTTACTCGGCATTTTGTTGACCGTGTGAATGATGCTCGCAATAATCCAGAAATTAAAGTAGCAGAACTACAGAAGTTCTTTAAGAAAGTGCAGAAAGCAAAAGGGAACAAAATCAAAAACATTAATGATTTTCAAGCTGTTCTGAAAGATGTTACCACTGATCTTAATATTCCTGCTGTTATTCATGGTAAAGGTGATGACTTTGAAGTTACTTTAAAAACTATTATGAGAAAAAAAGACTTCAAGACTCCTAATAAGGTAATCAAGTATGAACAAAAGGTTGCACAAGACCCTGATATTAAAGATAAAAAGGGAACGCAGCCTAAAGTGTATTATGCTGGCTTGAAAAAATCTACAAAGTCTGCTAGAGATGCACACTTCAAAAAAGGTGCCAAGATGGATGATGATAATCCAGCTGCATATAAGCCAGCACCAGGCGATAAAAAGGCCAAGACTAAGCCTTCAAAGTACACTACGAAGTTTAAGCAAATGTATGGCGAAGCTGTCTCTCCTGCACAGCAGGCAGCTATTGCGATTTCTAAAAAAGAACGTGGTGAAAAGCCTAAAAATGAGCAGACTATTGATGAAAAGAAAATAGAGGGCCTGAAGAAAAAGGCAGAAAAGTCTGGCATCTCTTATGGCATTCTAAAGCAAGTTTATAATCGTGGTATGGCTGCGTGGAGAACAGGTCACAGACCTGGTACTACACCTCAGCAGTGGGCATTTGCCCGTGTTAATTCATTTATTACTGGTGGTAAAACTAGACGCACCGCAGATAAAGATTTATGGGCAAAGGTAAAGAAATGATCACTCTTAGAGAACTAAAAGAAAAAGCTGTATCTAAACAGCAGCAAAAATTAATGGGTCTGGCACTCGCATATAAGCGTGGTGATGTACCAGAAGATGAAGTGTCTGATACAGTTAGAGACCTGGCAAAATCTATGTCTACTGATGAACTTGAAAAGTTTGCAGGAACAAAGCACAAAGGTCTGCCTGATAAGGTAGATGAAGGTAAGTCTTCAACAGGATATGAACTTTATCATAGAGATTTTTCTTCTGCTATGCAACATGCATACAAGCATGCTAAGTCAAAGCTTGGAGTAGATGTCGATCCTAAAGAGATTGATAGCAAAGTTGCTATGGGTCCACGGAAACCATCCAAGGGCAAGACAAACTCTTATCGTCTGCTTGACAAAGATGGCAAGAAAGCAATTCAAATTCAAGTCTATGGTATGGACAATGGCAAGTATGAACTGAACATGTACAAAGAGTCTGTAGAAGAGAACTACACGGATAAGCAGGACGCTTCTAAAAAAAAGAAAAAGGATACTCCTAAGCAAATGACTTCTCTAGGGTTAGGTACAACTGAACTTAAGAAAAGATATGCTGAAATGACTCCTGGACAAACTGAAGTTAAAGAAGCTAAAACTTCTGGAATAGATAACGCTGCGGCTGCAATTGTGACAGGAGCGTTAGGAGCAGTTGGATTAGGTGCTAAAAAGGGCATTGGTAAGCTCGCTAAAAAAGCCAAAGACAGACTTGATCCTGTAAAGGTAGCTGCAGCCCGTCGCCAACGTGATCAAAGAAAAAGAGAAAGAGAACAAGCTCAAAGAGAAATTGATCAAAGAAAGCGTGAAAGGGCTAGAAAAAAAACCCAAGCAGTTACTAATACAGCCCGAAAAGCTGGCCAGACTCTTGGTAATTTAAAGAGAAAAATTAGTGGAAATCCACCGAGAAGGCCTGCTGGATAATGAAGTCTTTTAAGTTCTTTACTGAAGAGTTTTTAGCAGAAGAAGCAGAAATACTGGTAGAGAAGCTTATTACTTTTGGTGGTAAAGCTTATCCTAAGTTTGGCAATGTAGTTATTATGGCTGGTGGGGCTGGCTCTGGTAAAGGCTTTGTTTTATCTAATCTTGTAGGAATGGAAGGCAAAACTTTCGATCCAGATGAACTAAAAAGATTAGCAGGAAAATCACCACTCATCAACAAAAGAGTAAAAGAAGAGTTTGGTGTAGACCTGAAAGAACTAGGCTCTAAACTTAATGTACCAGAGAATGTTTCTAAGTTACATGAGATTATTGGTGATGTGCTGCAACTGCCTAGTAAAAAAGAAGCAGTATTCTTTACTTCTGTTTTAACTGCTGATTCTGCACGCAAGCCAAATATTATTTTTGATACGACACTTAAAGATGCCGGAAAATTACAAAAACTTTCAAAGCAAGCAACAGACCTAGGATATAATAAAAAGAACATTCATATTGTTTGGGTTGTTAATGACATTCAGGTTGCTTTGGATCAGAATGCAAGAAGAAGTAGAACTGTTCCCGCAGAAATCTTGATTAATACTCATAGAGGCGCATCTAATACTATGGGTGATATTCTTAGAATGGGCGAAACACTGCGTAAATATATGGACGGTGATATTGTATTTGCATTTAACAAGGTCGGAGTAGATTCAAATGTAGTTAGATCTGGTCGAGGTGGATCATATGTTAAAGATGCAAACTACGTTTATGTTAAACGTGCTGGAAAAACTTTACCACCTCTAGATAAACTAAATAAATCTATGCTTGCTAAAGTTAAATCATATGTTCCTAAAAATATTGATTGGGAAAACTTAGAACTATGAAGTCATTTGGATGTTATATAGACGAACCTCTGTTAGTGGAAGAGTCTGAATATCAAGGCCGTAAGGTAAAACTGAATGATCCATTCAGAACACCTGATGGACCTAAGAAGTTCTCTGTGTATGTCAAAAACGAAAAAGGTAATGTTGTTAAAGTGAACTTTGGTGATCCTAATATGGAAATCAAAAGAGATGATCCAGCTCGGCGTAAAAGCTTTAGAGCTAGACATAAATGCGACACTAATCCTGGACCTAAGTGGAAAGCTCGATACTGGTCTTGCTATCAGTGGCGTGACGGAGCAAAGGTGGACAATTAAAATGGCAACTAACGCAGAGCGCATGGATCGCATTGAATCAAAAATTGATAAGCTTAGTGAAGTTCTCGTACAAATGGCTCGGGTTGAAGAGAAATTAATCAACCAAGAAGAAGACCATAAGATTCTCAGAAAAGATATTTACGATCTTTACGAAAAGGTCGGTGATATGCAGAAAGTGGTTCAAAGAAATCAGATAACTGTAAATATTATAAATAGAATTAGTTGGATAATCATTACAGGCGTGGTGGGTGGTTTCGGCACCTTAATCACCTACCTGTTCAATAAGTAAGGAATAAAAAAATGTCTGTTAAATCTATGCATGAAGCCTTGATGGAAATGGCACAGAATCAATTAGATGAAGCGGTATCTGTTGAGAAAAAAGGTCGTATGATTGTCGTCAAAGATGGCAAGTCTAATACTTTTCCGCTGCATTCTGAAGAGCAAGCTATGATTAAAAAGCTTAAAGACGGTCAAACAGTTAAATTTAAAGATGAGACTGGCACTGAAGTAACCGCTGCTCGTAAGGGTGATATGGTACACCTTTCTAATAAAATGTCGAACAAAAAGACTCCAGTAGCTTACTCAAATTTCAATGAGTCTTTTGAACGTGCTGCATGGGTGCCAGAGTCTATTGCTGATGAGCAAGTAGAAGCATTTATGGAAGCTGCTCTTGCTGCCGCACAAGAAGGTAAAGATACTTTTGTATTTGAGGCAAAGCATTACAAAGCAAAGTCCAAGAAAGAAGCAAAGAAGCTTGATCCTGTAGGTAAAGCAGATGCTGACATCGACAATGATGGTGATGTAGATAGTTCTGATGAATATCTGCATAAGCGCCGTAAGGCTATCAAGAAGGCAATGGATGAAGCATTGGACGCTAAAGACACTGATACAGTTAAGGCAGTAGTTAAAGCACTAAAAGGTGCTAGTAAAGCCCATGCTGGACAAGCAAAGCAACTCAAAAAAGACTTAGAAGATTCTGCTCATACAGAGATGGATCCAAAAAAACACGTTAAGTACAATGACGAAATGAAAATGTACTGCGTATATAATAAAGATGGTAAGGTCGTTGCTAAATTTGAAGATGAGGAAGAGGCGAATGCATACGCAATGAAGAACCATGATGCCTTAATGGGTAGAGAGGAGATGGATGAAGCTGCAGCAGCAGGTTCTACCGCACAACATGGTCCAGATGCTTCCACTCAAGATACATATGATAAGCAGATGAGTGCTGGCGAGAACGATATTCCTATGAGTAGAAAGAAAGATATTGTTGATAAGCACACAGCAGAAGTTGCTTTAGATGCTGAAGCAATCTATAAACAAAATCAAGAAGAAGCTGAAAATGCATTGAAACAGACTTCGCCTAGACTTGGTGATCAACGCAATGGTGACACCTCTTTTGTAAATCCTATCAAAGCAGAAATTGTTGATGGTATTACAAAAGCCTTACAACAAATGAAAACGAATAGCTAAAGGATCAATAACATGTTAAAACCTCCTGCTTATGCACCAAATGCTAAACCCACTACTAGAGGTTGGATTC